CGCAGACCGCTGGGCGCGTGCATAGCGTCACGATCACAGGCAAGCTCATCGTATGACCAAGATCGCAGATCCTAACCAGTACACCTGCTCGTTCGGCGGCGTGCCTGCCTATGGCTATGCCAATGGCGAGTTCCTGACCATTGCCTACGACAACCCAGACTTCATTGACGAAGTCGGGACCGATGGCGAGGTCTCCGTGAGCCCGAGCACCGACCGTCGCGCGACGATCGAGCTGAAGCTCATGCAGACCAGTGACTACAACGATTACCTGAGCGGGATCAATCAGATCCAGCTCCGCACAAAGGGCGTCGGCATGATCTCGATCCTGATCAAGGACCGGAACGGCCGCACGCTGCACCAGGCGGCCGAGGCCTGGATCTCGGAAAAGCCCCAGACCTCGCTCGACCGCGGTCCCAAGGAGCGCGTCTGGCGCTTCCGCTGCGCCGCGTTGCTCTCGTTCCACGGCGGCAACTAAACCGCTTGCTCGCTCCATGCCCTAGCGCTAGCGTCTGGGCATGGAGCGAGAGACGAACACCTGCCCGATCTGCGGCGACATGATCCCGCACCCCGCCGCGCGTTACTGCGGCGGCAAGTTCTGCCTGTGGCAGCCCAAGCGCAAGCGCAAGCAGCCCTCCGATGAATGAGCTAAAGGCCCAGCCCGGTCCACAGACGCTATTCCAGCGCTCGGGCGCGGATATTGCGATCTACGGCGGCGAGGCGGGCTCCGGCAAGAGCTATATCTCTCTCATGGAGGCCGCGCGCTGGACCGACAAGGCCAAGTATCGCGCGGGTGTGTTCCGCCGACACTCGTCCGACCTGACCAAGGGCGGCGGCTTGTGGGACGAAGCGCTCGGCATGTATCCAGGCCTGGGCGCGCGCCTGCGCGGCGGCAATGAGCTGGACGCGACCTGGCCGAGCGGCGCTCAGGTCGGCTTTTACGGGCTCAAGGAGGAGGGCGATAAGTACCTGTTCCAAGGCACTCAGTTCGACCTCTTGCTGTTCGATGAGCTGACGCACTTCACAGAAAGTCAGTTCTGGTACCTCCAGAGCCGCTTGCGCTCGCGTTGCGGCATGCGTCCGTACTGCCGAGCGACGGTCAACCCGGACCCCGCGAGCTGGGTAAAGCAGCTGATCCTGCCCTGGCTCGACCCAGACACAGGCATCCCCCGCGATGACATGAGCGGCCGGCTGCTGTGGATCGCGCGCGACGGCGACAAGCTCTTGCACTTCCCCACGCGCGAGGCCGCGCTGGCGGCGACGCGCGCGCCCAAGAGCCTGACCTTCATCCGCGCGCGGCTCGCTGACAATAAGCTCGGCGATCCCGGCTACCGCGATCAGCTCGAACTGATGGATCGAGCCACGCGCTCGGCCCTGCTCGAAGGCAACTGGAACGAGGTCTCCGGACCTGGCACGTATTTTGATCGGACCTGGTTCGAGATGGCCGACGCGCCTCCCGCGCGCCTGCGCTTGTGCGTGCGCGGCTGGGACCGTGCCGGCAGCGCGCCAACGCCAGCAAACCCTAACCCGGACTGGACCGCTACGGTCAAGATGGGCGAGGATGAGGCCGGGAACCTGTGGTGGCTCGATGCAGATCGTCAGCGCGTGGAGCCCGGCGCGGTGGACGAGTGGCAGATCGCCCAGGCGCGAATCGATGGCGGCCGGGTGGTGCAGGCGCGTTGGCAGGACCCTGCGCAGGCAGGCAAGGCCGAGGCGCACGCCACGACCAAGGCCCAGCGCGCGGCCGCGCCGAACGTCCAGATCGAGGTCGTGAGCGCCTCCAAGAACAAGGAGGCCTACGCTAAGATCCTGAGCGCGCGCTGTGACAGACATGTGCAGGAACGCACAGGCAAGCGCGTGTACATGGTCCGAGGCCCTTGGAATGACTGGCTTTTGAGCGAGCTGCAGCGCTTCCCTAGCCGCGAGACGAAAGATGATGGCGTCGACGCGGCCTCGCGCGCCTACCTCCACATCCACGACAAGCGCAGCGGGTTCGCGCAGTCCTTTCTCGCCGGCCTCTCGCGATAGTGCTAGGGTGTAGGTATGCTGAAATGGTTCTCCAAAGCGCGCTGGGACTCCTGGTTCAGTGCCACGCTCGGCCTCGGCGGCAGCAAGGACACGACCTGGGTCCAGGACAACGGACCGCTCGACGCGCAGAGCGCCATGACGCTCTATCACGCGAACGATCTCGCGCGCTTGCTTTGTGACCTGCCTGTCGACTTCGGCACGCGCAGCGGCTGGTGCATCAAAGGGCTCGACGCCGAAGTGCAGCGCCTGGACCTGCGCACGAAGATCGCCGAGTGCGCAGCCTTCGGCCGAGCGGCCGGCGGAGCAGCGCTCTATCTCACGATGCGCGACGGCGGCATGCCGGCCGAGCCCGTGCGCCCGACTTCCGAAGGCCTGGCCGGCGTGATGGTGCTCGACCGGCGCCAGCTCGTGATCAAGCAGTGGGACAACGATCCCGCGTCACCGCGCTACGGCGAGCCCTTGCTCTACGACGTGGCCCCTGTGCAGGGCGGCGGGCTGCAGACCGTGCACGCCAGCCGGCTGATCGTACTTGGTGGTGACCGCACGGCCCCGCTCGAGAAATGGTCAAACGCGGGCTGGGACTACTCGGTCCTGACCCGGGCCTACCCCGTGCTGCAGCAGTACGGCCTGAGCTGGGAATCGGCGGCGCAGCTGCTGAACACCATGAGCCAAGCGGTCTACGGCGTGAAGGATCTGGCCGAGATCTTGGCCAGCGATGAAGGCGAGTCGCGCCTCATCCAGCGCATGACCATGATCCAGAAAGGCCGGTCGACGGCGCGCGCGATGGTGCGCGACGCGGAAGGTGAGAGCTTCGAGATCCTGTCGACCTCGCTCGGCGGCCTGCCTGAGCTTATGGACCGCTTTGCTGTGCGCCTGGCGGCCGCCTATCGCATCCCGGTAACTGTGCTCATGGGCCAAGCTCCGGCCGGCCTGAATGCCACAGGCGCGAGCGACCTGCAGATCTTCTGGGCCTCGATCCGCTCATGGCAGACCGACGTGCTCAAGCCCGCGCTCTACCTGCTCGGGCGCGCGATGGCGCCAGGGCGCGAGCCTTGCATCACGATCGAGGATCCGGACCCCCTCTGGCGCGAGCGGAATGCCGACTTCTGGCTCAAGCGCTCGCAAGCGGACGTGGGCTACGTCAACGCCCAGGTCTACCGTCCCGAGGAAGTGGCCAAGGAGCGCCAGGACTACATCAAGGTCAACCTGCTTGAGCGCGAGCTGCTGAAAGAAGAGGAGAGCAATGCATCCGATCCAGCACAAGAGCCTGGAGCAGGCAATGGCCAAGCTGGTGAGAGTGTGGATCCAGCGGCTCAAGACGGATCCTCTGGCGCCGCTCCCGACGCTCAATCCTGACATCATCCGCGCCTACCTGGCGACGGTGGCGCGCGAGGCCGAGCGCCAGCTCATGGCGCACTTCCACATGCGCCAGGACTCGGCCTACGATCACCTGTCGCCTGCGCTCAGGCACCAGGTAGACCTAGCGCTACAGCAGAACGTAGCGCTCATCCGCGGGCTTCGTGAGACCACCAGGGCGCGCGTGCAGCGCGTTCTGCAGCAGGCCGAGCTGCAGCAGCTCACGACGGCAGGCACGGCCGAGCTGCTGGCAAGCGCCACCGAGCTGCTCCCGCGCCGCGCGGTCCTGATCGCGCGCGACCAGACGCTCAAGCTCCAGGGCTCGATCGTGGAGGCGCGCTCGCGCGAGTTGGGCAGCAACTCCTACACCTGGGACACCTCAAACGACTCGCGCGTGCGCCCGGATCATCGTAGGCTGAACGGCACGCACCACACCTGGGATGATCCGCCCGTGGTCGACCGTAAGACCGGGCGGCGAGCCAACCCTGGCGGGGATTACCTTTGTAGGTGCATTGCAATCCCTTCCCTGGAAGGTATACTGTAGGCATGTCTGAGCCTGGTCATTGCCGTAAAGGGCTACACGCGAATCCGCTGCGCACGCGAGAGGGCTCTTTGTGCCATGAGTGCGACAGGGAAAGGCGCAGAGACCGTGGCCGAAAAAGAAGCGCGCTGCCCGAGGAGAAAGCTCGGCAGCGACTATACGACAAGCGGCCCGAGGTTATCGCGCGCAAGAAGATAACCACAGCTCTGTGGCGCGCGCGTAACCTGGAAAAAGTGCGAGAGGCTGCCCGCAAGAAAAGACATAAGCTAGGCATTGTCGATCCAGAACTGGTCGATCCCTGTCTGGCTGCGCAGGGATTCAAGTGTGCCATATGCCAGCGCCCCGACAGCGGGGGGAAGCGCTACTGGCAGGCCGACCACGATCACACCACAGGGCTTCTGCGAGGGGTTCTGTGCGTGCGCTGCAATCCAGGGCTTGGTGCGCTTGGTGACAGCATAGAACGCCTTGAAGCAGCGATCGCCTATCTGAAAAACCCGCCAGCGAACGCGCTTCGGAAATGATCAATGGACCTCCTAGCCCTAGTCAAGAACGCCCAAAACCCCGGCCCCTCGGTCGCTGAACCCTTTGAGGGCTTGACCGAGGCGCAGCTCACCTT